CGACGTCGATAATCGCCACTTTACTCACTACAGTGGATACCGGATGTCACGGCAGGCGTTTTACTCACTACAGTGGTTATGGGCCGGATACGCACGCGGTGAGCTGGCTACTCACCGCAGTGGTTAGGGTTGTCAGTGGATTTTCTTCAGCAGACCCCAGAGTGTCCCGGCCTTCGTCGTGAGCTTACCTGTTTCCGGATCGTACATGCGCCATTCGCGACGCTGGTGGACAATGACACCGTCCTCACGTTCCAGTCGCTCCAGCACGCCGGGTTGCTTAAACCCTTTGGCACGCCAGTAGCCGCTTGTTTTTTCGATTTCCAGACCTGCCAGTGTAACCGCCATCAACCAACCTCCTTGCAGTCATCGAAAAGGTAGCTGGCGTTCTTCGCGTGAACGCCGTAGACATCACCTGATTTGTTGTAAACGAACTTATCTTCACCCACGCCAGACAGTTTGCCGTTACGTTTGGTGAGATAGGGGGAAGACAGGACGCGATCATCGCGCACAACATAAGACTGTTCGCCGCTGTCCACAACCATCGCGCCGTAGCTGGCTTTGACGACATTGCGGATCACGTCGTTTTTCACTTCGGCCACTGACATCTCACACTCATAGACGTGCGTGTCCGCGTATACAGGGAGGGAGAGCAGCGCCAGAGCCAGGGCTAGTTTCTTCATGCCACGACTCCTTTGATAACGCCGAATGCTGAGTCGAATACTAGCACTACGGCCAGCGCATTAACCATCGCGCCATTAACAGGCGCCAGCGCCTTACGGATTGCTCCGGTGAAGATGCAATCGAGCACAAAAGCTATCGAGACAATAAGTAATAAAGTGTCTAATACAGTTTTCATGATAGGTAGATACTAACTTATACATTTTTTGCTGTAAATATCACTCAAAAGTGCTGATGCCTAAGATACGCTCAAGATGAGCCGCGTCTTCATCGCTTACCGGCATCGTGTCGTCGACGTACCAGCAACTACCGTTGTGCCAACAAACACCGTCATCATCGACATACACAGAATCTGCATCCATGCCAGTGTACTCAACGAGATTGCGCTCAATTGCCGATTGAATTTCTTCATCGTTCAGCCCATCACTCTTGACCATGAACAACGGGTAAACGTCATAGTCGGTGCTGGCTGAAATGCGAACCAAAATCTTCATGTGATTTCTCCTTGTTGGTAAGTACTTATTTATATTAATGTGCGCCATGCGGCGCACAATCATTGTGTTCAGGCTGGAGGAAAGAACTTCTCCAGCGTGCGGTCTACAGCTTTATCAATGTGCATCAGATGCCAGACGACCATATCTTTGCTTCCCAGACCGCGGGTGTAGATCACGTCGAACTTACGCCAGGCGGCGTGAAACCAGTGCGGTGTATCATCAACCGGCAGATTCTCTCCAGCCTCCTTGAAGTACTTGAGCAGCATGGCCTGTTCAGCGGTTGGCGTCGGGCCAATCTCTTCCGCGTACATTCTGATGAAACGCTGCCAGTCGGCTTCATCTTCTGAAGGTTCCGGTGCGTTCATCTCTGCAATTGCCTCACGCAGCTGCGTCGCCCATTCTGGCTCCGGGAAGCCCTGGGCAATTTCGGTATCCACGACATCCAGCGCAGCGTTGGCCGCGTCATACAGTTTCTTCACGCTTTTTCTCCTGCATTAAAAGGAACACGGTCATTGCCGCTCTGAAAGGGTTAGGGTTCTGGATCAGATGTTGTGGCGTTGAGCTATCCACCTTTCTGTGGGCCGCTCTCCACTCACCTGGCTGTCTGGCGGGGATTACGCCGATTCTGTGTCGGTAAATAATGTCCCACGCATCTTCCGGATCGTTACACCAGTCGAAGGTTCCGGCTCCGTTCGGGCCGATGGCGACCACTGCGGTGTAATCGCCTTCCTGTGAGCCTTTCCAGCCATATTGTGAGATAAGCGGTCGATGGCCGGTGGCTTCCGCGACTAGGCAGTTAATCTCAAAGTCCGTCATCTCGCTGTAATTTTTCATTCCCGATCTCCTTCTCATCCGTTGCCGAACAACTATGTGGCGTTGTCACTTTGTACTTCTACGGATGGTAATTCCGTATTAGTAACCAATTTGTTTTCTTGTTGGTGATAATACGGAAATAAAAAAGGCGTCCAAGTGGACGCCGTATCTTTGAAAAGGCTGTTACTTCAACGCGATAAACGGAGTATTAGCCCCTTCAGTCATGTACTGAGGCAACTGACCATTCCATTTGTTGATGGCTTCCAGCTCCATGACGTTCGGGTTCTGACGTAATGCTTCACCGCGCAACTTGATGGCATCAGCTTCTGCTTGAGCACGCTTGCGGATAGCGTCGGCTTCACCTTCGGCTTGTTCACGCAGCATGTTCGCTTCTGCCTTGCGCTGCTCAACTTCCTGCTGGCGCTGGAGCGTTTTCTGGTTCGCGGTCACTTTGGCATTGATAGATTCGATGACAGTGTCCGGGTAGTCTGGTTTGCCCACCCATGACAGGCTAATAACCTCAATACCTACCGGTGACATTTCTGCCTGAATGTCTTTCAGCGCATTGTCGAGCAGAGACGCCTTGCCACCGTCGATGAACGTGTCGGTAGTCATGCGGCTGGCCAGACGGTTCAGTGAGTCCGCAATCTTCTGGCGCAGATCAGTGTCGGTAATGTCATCAACACCTTTGCGATAGGTCTGGAATACGGTAGTTACTTTGTCGCGATTAACCAGATATGCCACACCAATTTTGTGGCCGATGGCTGTGCCGTCGCTCATCTGGAATGTGAACGGCTCATCGTAGGTTTTCATCTGTTTGAAAGTGGGGAAGGTGTACAGCTCGGTATTCAGACCAGTCCACTGACGGCCAACGCCGACAACTTCACCGATACCTTTGTCTTCACCCAATTTGTTTACCTTAATGCCAACGTATCCCGGTTCCACCCGATCGCAGCCGGTCAGACCCATTGTGCAAATAGCAGCCAAAACCACCGCCAGTAAACCTTTCTTCATTACTTACTTCTCCTTAGTTTTATTGAGTGAGTTGATATACCTGCGGCCAGCTTTTAACAAGGCAACCGGGAAGACTACAGCGATGGCAAGTCCGATAAATAAGGCCAGATCGCTTTTAGCTGAGATAAGCGATGGAACCAGTAAACCGTAGATAAAGCAGACTGATATCACCGCTGAAACAGCCATGAGATAACCCTTGATCATGTGTTTCCTTTTGTCGTTTTGGTGTAGAAATGATAAGTAAGTACTTATATATTTTCAAGTATAAAAAAGGCGTCCAACGGACGCCTTGTGATTACGCTTCTTCTGTCTCTGCTGGGGACGACTCTTTCGCTCGCCGTTCGTCTATCGCCTGGAGTGCTGCGATGATTTCCGGAAGTGGCTTCTCGCGGTACATCTCGACGATCTGCGATTTGGTGTATTTCTTATCGCCAATTTCCACACGTCCGCTGGCGTTCTTGGGCAGGTATCCTTCCTCCAGCATGTACTCAACCAGCGATTCGATGACGTCCAGCCCGCGAGTCGGGTCGAAGTAGAATTTCCATGAGCATTTGCCAAACGGAGGTGCGACTTTGTTTTTAATGCACTCGGCGCCAACGTCCTGTCCGATCTTCTCTTTGCCATCTTTCATAACGGATGCGCCCAGACGAATGCGCACCGACGCGTAGAACTTCGGAGAGTCGCCACCCGGAGACGTAGTCGGATCGCCAAACATCACGCCAATTTTGGTACGTACCTGGTTCAAGAAGATGATGCACGCGTTGTACTTACGCGCCCAAAGCGCCAGAGTAGGGAAGTTCGCACTAGTCGCGCGCGCCAGCGCCGTGTTGTCGTTCATGTTCAGCTGATCTTTGTCCTTCGCAGTGCCTTCTGCCATCTTGTCGAACTTCTCAGCCTTCGAGTTCGGAACCATCGACGCCAGAGAGTCGGCAACGATGCAGATAGGGGCTGTTTCCGGGATAAGCTCTTCGTCGCGTACCAGTTTGAGGATTGTGCCGATCAGCTCTACCGAGTCTTCGAAGGTATCCGGCTGTTTGTAAACCCACTGACCGTCGTCTTCGTCGGCGTTCAGTCCGTTCGCTACCGCCAGACCAACGTCGAAACTGTTTTCGTGGTCAAGGAACACGGCCAGACCATCCTGTTTCTGTGCTGATACCATCGCAGCCGTCGCCAAAAAGGTTTTACCGGCGCTTGGTGGCCCGAAAATCTCAACGATACGCCCTGATGGGAAGCCACCGTCATAACGACCTGAAATAGCTTTGTTCAGTGGCGGGAAACCGGAATCAATCCAGTGGGAGACCTTTTGGATCTCGTCATTACTGCCGATTTTCTTTTTCAGCGCCAGTGCCAATGCGGATTTGCCTTTTGCCATGATTAGGCTCCTTTTGATTCGTTGATTCGCTTCGAAGCAGCAGCTTCGTCAAACTTGATTGCGTCGTGATTCAGGTGTTTGGCGACGCGAGCGATGATCTTCACGACCTGCTCGCTGACCAGCGCGAACTCACGCTCAGTAGCAGAAATGCCAGCAGCGCCCAGAATGTTCGGCAGCGCCACCACAGCGTGCTCGCCGTGGCAGAAGACAATCTCTTTAGCCAGCATGGTTGGCGTAGTTGCCCCGCCATTAATGATGGATTTAAGCATCAGCAGTACCTCTCAAATGGCAGAACAAACACTTCCAGATCTTCCAGGAACGACCGGAAATTCAGCTCGTAACACATCTGTTCGAAGGCATTCATGTCGCGTGCGCCTTTAATCGACTCGATTTCGCTGGGTGGGAATTTTGTGTCGATAAGGTTCATCAGCATCATGTTGCGCTTAAAGGCTTCGAGCATCCGGCAGCCCGTCTTCTCGTTGAAGGCGTTCTTTGCCAGCTTGTTGAATGCCGTCTTATAGCGACCCTTATTGATGACAATGGAGCCGTCGTTAATGCCGCGTACCATTGCGGCCACGCTTCCCCACTCATGAAGCAGCTCTTTCGCGCCACCATCACCAATGCCGCCGACGCCTTTGATGTTGTCCGAGTTATCGCCCTGCAACGCTTTCGCTTCCAGAAACGCGCGTGGTGTTGGCAGACCTGTCAGCTCTGCGAACTGTTCGAAGTTCACCTGCTTGTGCTTGGCATCTTCACGCAGGCTTACCCAGCTCACATTCTCGCGAACCAATTGGAGCCAGTCGCCATCGCCCGTCAGCAGGTAGATGTGATCGACGGTCGGCTGCGGAGCCAGGCGAGAGACCAGCATTCCAGCCAGGTCGTCCGCTTCTGCGTCCTTTGCAATGAGTTGGTTAACGCCCAGCGCGGTCATCATTTTCAAGATGTACGGCTTCTGGATGTCGAAGCCTTCTTTCATCTTCTTCATATCCGGGTCGTCATCGCGATTCGCTTTGTACTCCGGGTAGAAGTCGCGACGTTTGTCGCTGAATCCATCCCACAAGATCATTGGCCGGGCATGGAGAATTGAGGCGTAACGACGAACGTTCTTCACGAAGCCAAAAGCCGCCTGAACTTCCATCTCGCCGTTGTGTAATTTGTCGGATTGCTGGTGGTAATAGCCCAGGCTGTTACCGTCCACAAAGAGATAATTCACCGGTACACTCCTTCCAAAAAGTAAGGCGTCCGTAGACGCCTTACTGGTCACGTTATGGGATTACAGAGCGTCCAGTTCAGCCAGCAGGTCGTCGAGACCTTCGTCAGCTGGTTCAGATGCAGCGGCAGCTGATGCTGAAGCACTTGCAGCTGCGGCGGCTTCGCAGATGTAGGCGGTGGTTACATCTTTGCCTTCCTCATTCTGATGCTTAACGTAGTGCATACCGAAAGTCTGGAAGAACACGCCATTCGGGTCGTCCTTGTTCGGAAAAATGCGCAGATAGTTATTGCCGTCTTTCAGACGGGTCAAATCAACGTTATTGCCACGTTTAGAAGCAATATCGCCACGGGTCTTGTTAAGCAGATCAAGTAATGACTTAGACATGTATTTCTCCTTGTTGTGATTGTGGCCATTGGCGCTATGCGCGTTGGGCGTTCGTTTATTCGTGGCTCTTTCGAGCGAGAAGAATGATAGATCAGTACTTACTTACGATCTAGCATAAATTAACGGGGAGAGTGGAAACGTTCGGCGCCCAAACGTTCAATCTCCACGATAGCCATTTTGGACGCCTGGACAATCATGTCGCGGCGGTGGGAGAAGGCGGCTACAGCGTGCTTGTACAGATCTGCAATGTGCCGGGCATCGTCGAGTTTCTGGCGCTTCGCGAGGTATTGCGGGTTGGTTCTAACCTTCGCCTCCAGTACGGATTCATTGAACTTAATGCCGTTCATACTCAGGTTCTTACGCTCATTGTCGTAGATTTTCGCCTCAATCGCATCGAGGGAGAGTTTTGCATCTGCGACTTCGCGTTCTGCCCGCGCCAGCTTAGAGCCGTACTCCATCAACAGGCGCGGTTGCTGACGCCAGACTTCCTCCAGATTGTCGCGGTCGAACTCCAGGTCGGACATGATTTTTTCGTAGATATCGGTGTTCATATTGATAGGTTCCAGCTTACTTTTATGTATCTGATTATATCAAACAAATGGAGGGTTACTGCCATGATTGGCGGTAGACATTTTTGGGGCGAAAGGGGAAGATTGAGTTTTAACAAGGAATTAAAAATGAAATCACCAAAGACAAACAACCAGTCACCAAAAGAGGCGATGATTTACCCAAAATCCAGTGCCTACGGACATGCCGGGGAGTATTTATTCGCCTACTGGATATCACGATACTTTGGCTGGCCTTGTCGACTATTGAGTGTTGACATGGGAATTGATGCTCAGGTTGAAATGTTTGCAGATGACACCAAATCAACAGGGGCTTTTATTTCTGTTCAGGTTAAAACTACCTCAAGACAGATGGAAGAAAGTTTAAGTGTTAGAGTTGGTCTTGATAACCTTGGCTATTGGAGTTCTCAACATGAGCCGGTAGTAATTGTGCTTGTAAGTCTTAATGAAATGAATATTAAAGATGAGCCTGAAATATACTGGCGTCATTTAGATAGTGAAAGCCTTGATAACTATTCTGAGAAGGCACGAAAAAATAAGGATTCAAAAACTAATATTATCTTTGAATCGCACAAGCATCGTCTTCGTCCAATGCACAAGCAGGATTGGTCGAAGCTATGGATGACCGAGCTTGACAAGGAAGTTGTTGAGATGGCAACGAGTTCAAAACATGAACTTATGAAAGTCATTAACGAAGTAAATGAAGAAATTGAAGAATCAGGTTTGCCGGAAGAGGATTTTAAATTCCCTGTTGCCTGGGAGACCTATCCTCATTCCTTGAATAGATTGCTTAATGACTATGATGAATTTTTAAGACTTAAAACTGATAATAAACTACTTGTCATGCAATACCCTGTAGTTCAGGAATATATGGAACTATGCGATCTTCATTTAGACCGACTGCTAGATTACTTCTCAAATTTGGCATATCACTTTAGAGGTGAGAGTTCTATTTTTAAAGATGAAATGGAAAGCTGTTTCCCCGTCAATGTGCAAATTCAAGAGATCATAAGAAATAACATATATAACTATTAATGAAAATGCCCGAAAGAATCGGGCCATTTCATTAAGCGACTTTCTTACCAAAAATATTGGATAGCGTGACTCTGGTCTGGCGCTTCAGCCTGTACTGTCTCACATCGCCAATCTTGTTCACTTCCATAAACTCTTTGGCCACCTTCAGTACCAGCCGATTGCGGAACACTTTGAACGCCTCCAGCTGTTCCTCTGGGTTATCCGATTCGTAGATCTCCAGCAGATACTGGCACGCCTTCGGATCTTGCGTTTTGAGCGCCAGCGCTCTGGCACATTTACGCAGACGACTGACTTTATCGGCGCCATCCAGCCCGGCGAACGCCAGCGCCAGATCTAACGTGACCGGGCAGTCGATGATTTCCCAGAACTGCGACCGCATGGTGGCTGCAACTGCCTTATCCCGAAAATCTGCTGGGATAGCCGCCAGCGCTTGTGCAATCTTCTGAGCCTCGTTCATGGTGTTCTCTTTGTTCATTTGCTAATAGTCTCCGCTACCTCTGCCAGAATTGCTTCCAGCTTTTCGCCTTCCTCTGGGCGAAAGTACAAAATGTTCGGGTTAAATCCGTAGAAAACGGTCACATCCAGCTCTGGCAGATACTCTTTGCGTCCAACCAGGTCGGATGGTTTGCTCTTGTTGTTGAAGAGCGACGTCGCCCGGCTGCCACACGTCAGCACATAGGTCGGACGCACCAGATTGATCTCTTCACGCATAAAGTCGGTGAACTGGCCGATCTCGTCTTTGGTGTAATCCTTCTCTTTGTCCTTCACCTTTTTGCACACGCCAGTCACGTAGAGATCGCCCATGCGCAGATCGCCTGAAGTAAGTAATTTCGCCTTAAAGTCGTCGTAGCCGTTCTCCATGAAGTAACCGGTACGCCCATCATTGCCGTTCGCGTTGTCCAGAATGACCATGATTTTCGGCTTAATACCAATGCTTGGACGGATCAGGTCGTCTCCCAGACCCATTTCGGCCGCCATGCGAGTCATCAGTACATTCACTTCAGCAGAGCGCTTAGGGTTCATCTCGAACGGTCGAGAGGCTTTTACAGCGTCGATCACCAGATTGCCCATCAACTCTGCCTGGTCGCGCAGTCGTTCCGGATCTGTCGCTGGCAGACTGCCCGGCTCAATTGATGCGAACGCACCTACTTTTTGCAGTGACTCGCGTACGCACGATTAACCGAAGATCTTCTGAACCACTTCACGCGCTGCCTGTGCAGACGTGGATGGAAGTTTATTGATAAACGACTTTTCGATGCCGGCAGAGAAATCACCGCGCATCATTCCGATTTTTGCGGACAGCAGCAGCTCGCGAGGGCCGATTGGCTGGCTGATCAGATGCTGTTCATAACCTTCACGGACAAGGTTCGCGAATTTCACCATCTTCTCGGCGTATTCGCGGATGACGCCAGCCTCAGCCAGCATGTTGACTTCAGCCTTAGTGCTCATGTACTTCACGTTCGAAACAATGCCGAAGCGCGAGAAGTTCGCCGCGTTCTGGATGTTCGTTCCTTGATAGAGACCCGTTTCGTCGCCAGAGCCGTTACTGTTGCCAGTGCCAATGAAGGCAAAGCGTTTATGCGGGGTGATACGGCGCCAGTCCGGAGTTGCCTCTTTGATGATCAACGGTTCTCCTTCAAGAACTGGCTGGTACACACCCAGAATCTGCGGGAACGCGAAGTCATATTCATCAGCGAGGTACACCCAGCCATTTTTCATCGCCAACGCCAGCAAACCCGGTTCGAAGTAGGTGGAGCCATCGCGAGCGAGGATCTGGCCTGTAACGTGTGCTTCTTCCATAGACGCCGTATGCTGGGCGCGGATCAGTGGTCGATTCAGCAGGGCGCATAGCTGCGTAGGAAGAGAAGATTTACCGGTTCCTGCATGACCCCAGAGATAGCCTGGGATTCCGATTTCCAGCATCATGAAGATGTCTTTAATCAGGTCGAAGTCGCCATACACGTAGTTCTTCTTCGCTTCCGGTACGAACTCCGGATATGGCGTGTTGACGTTGACTGTCACCTGTAGTGGTTTTCCGCGTGGCGTTCCCAGCTCTTTGAGCGTTACGCCAAGCAGCTCGTGCGCGGCCACCAGTTCGGTCTTGTATTCGACCGTTCCTGCGTAGCCCGGATGTGCGCTAATCTCCGCTACTTTTCCTTCGCCTGAATGCTTTTCGGCACGCTTCTCATTGAGTTTGGCCAGTGCCGTGCGAGAGATCGTTGGTTCATCCGGAAACGCAGTGGTGTACATTTTCACCACCTCGTCCACGTCCAGACCTTTCGCGGACTCAGGAATGTTCTCGCAGCGGCCCATAGAGATATGGGATTTCAGGTAATGAAAGGATTTGCCACACCACTTGCAGACGATGGCTTCCGGCAAATGTTCTTCTTGCTGTAGTGCAGTAGCGGTCATGTGTTTTTCCTTACTGTTTGTCGTTCGTGGGGTATATCTTATATAAATATATTATGCTGTATAGTAAGTGATTACTTATTTTTACGGGTAAAGCCATTACCCAAGAATGATACGAGATAGCTCAGTGACGACTGACGGCCCTAACTCTTCTACGCTGTTTACCAGTGCGTAATTTTTGTAGTAACGCCGTGGTGCATCGGTCAGAACGCCGATAGCCATCAAATCGATGTCACTCAACGTCTCAATTTCTTTGGTGACGGTTCGCAAATGCTGATGGAACCCATCGCCTGCAGCACATGGCGCCCCGTCGCTCATAACCAGCATGATCTTCTTGTCCTCCATTCGCCCTGCAAACAGAGTCGCCAGCTGCGCGACGCTCTCACCATCGACGTTATTGAGCAGGGGGAATGTCTCACACACGCAGCCCATGCGGGCGCGGATCTCTGGAGAGTTGGCTTTCTCATTCCAGTTTTTGATAATGGGCAGCATTAGCGCCTCGAAACGAGTAAACCCGCGCTTCGACATGGTTTCATAATCTGGGCTACCAAACGTGGTAAAGCCGGTGATGATGTTAGGCACATTGATACGATCCAGAGCATCCGCAATGGTGTAGGCGCTGGCGAGTGCCAGTTGAATCTTCCTGCCGCCCATTGAGCCGGACAAGTCGATCACCTGCTGGACGCACGCGTTCACCGCTCTGTGGTCTTCTTTCTTGCGGAACACGCGGTCGTCGTTCATTGCCAGACGATACAGGTTCGCGCCATGTATCCGCCCACGTCTCTGGCCTGGGATAAACTGAACTCGGTTGCGGCTGGCGATAGCTCGCTCCAGGTCTTTGGCCAGAGTCGAAGAAACGCCTGCTGACAGATGTTTTTCGATTTTCAGTTCAAAGAGCTTTCTGCCTTCCGGAACCATGCGGTAGCGATCGACCGGTGAGTGCATTGGGATTGCGCCGAACGTCTTTCTGGTGCGCTTTACATGCTCTTCAGCCTCATCAATCAACCCGATAAAGTCGTATGAACGATCGTATGGGCGATACTCAGAAAGTGAGGTGCTCATAAGCTCTTTGCTGATGGTGGCCGACAGTGCGTCTTCGGTCATTTCGCCCGTTCCGTCTTCCATCTCGTCGAGCGCTTTGAGTGCGTCCTCCAGAGTCATTTCATCCGGAGCAGGAACAAAGCCTGACTCACTGTCTTCAGGCGCTTCCGCGGCATCCTCATTTTCTTTACCTTCGCCGTATGTGTGATCGGCGGCGTCATCTTCCTCTTCGCCTTCTCCTTCCGACTCCCCGTGACCGGTATCGGAGTCTTCGACGTCATCACTATCACCATCACCAGCGGCGCCAGAGCCATAACCATCGGAGTCATCGGCGTCTTCGCGAATGCCATCACCAGGCGTTGGAGTGCCAGTGTCATCACTACCACCTTCGTCATCAGAATCACCTGATTCCATGCCGGCATCATCGGATTCTGGGGTGTCTCCTGATTCCTCTTCGCCTGCTTCTGTATATTTACTTTCTGTATCACTAATTTCTTTATCCTCTGTAGGTAAGTCCTTATCTACTGATTCGGGCAAATCAGAATCCCCAGACTCTTCCTCTTCTGAGGCATCATCTTCTTGCTCTTCCTTGTCGTCGTCTTCGCCTTTGGTACGCTTTGGTGCTGATTCACTATGAGTCGGTTCGTCACCGGCTTCTGGGGTTTCCTCTGACTCATCCTCACTCTTCGACGGCTTCCTAGCAGACGATTTAAGCTCTGGTAATTTGCCCTCTGGCTTGTCTTTCATATCCTGCATGATTTGGGCGATAGCAGCTGCTACCTTCACGCAGTCTTCTGTGTTCGACATATTGCGAACGGCCACGTCGATACCATGCTCTTTGAGCAAGGCCACAGGCTTCTCGATGAGGTGCCAGTGTTCTTCCATAAAGTCGATGAAAGGGCTTTGGCCATCCCAGGCGCGAACGACCGGGCAAAGGAAGAATTTCAGGAACAATTCACGCTGGTTGCCGTGGCAGATTGAAACCGCCTCTGACACTTTGCCCTTGAAGTATTTGTCGATCACCAGGTTCTGTGTGGCCAGCAAATTGCGACGAGTTCCGTTGAATACCTGTCCCATTCTGCGTTCAATAAAAACGTCTTCCAGCGCGTTCCAAAGCCCGGTAGACGGAGCCTTTCCTTTCTCGCGCATCTTCATTGCGACTTTCGGATCAGTAAAGAGGATATGGGCTACCTCATGGTCGAGAAAACCACGTACTGCGTTCATGAGGGTTGGTGACGCGTCGTCCGGTATAGATGGGATGTTTACCAGCACTGGTTCGCCGCGCCGGTTGTAGCGGACATATGCTTCATTGCCTCGCTCTGCAACAGGTATCTGTTTGCCTGATAGCATCGCTACAACTCGTTTTACGCAGTCGCGAAAGTCCTGTACCTCTTTCAGCACAGATCTGGTCATGGCTTTGGACATGAGAATTTCCTTGTTATTAAAACAATTTGTTTTCTGATGTGCGTAATTTATCACTGTACGAACAGGCAACTAAGCTGTTCGTACAGGCATCTATAGGCAGGAATGTGTTTTAAATGGTTCTCACGGCAAGGGAGCCGCAACCGGTATTGATGAGAGTGAAATGTTTATTTTTTAGCTCAAAAGTGAAAACCGTCGTATCAACCATTTCCACGGGAAGCTCTTCAGATTCTAGTTCTGTCAGGATCGTCGCGACGCCATCCAGTCCAATCGCATATGCGTGTCCAACCTCAAGGGCGGTCAATTTAGAAGTTATATTTTTCATTTCATATCATCCAACTGAACACATTTGAAAGTTCGGCAATACTACTACCTATTGTATCAATATGGAATGCAACTATATCAGATACGTCTTACTTATTTCTGTAAGCGAATAGTGACAAATCGCCTAAAAACCATAGTATAATGGCGGTATGCCGGGATTTTGTGCCTACCGAAATTAAATAGATAAGTCTTTACAACCCTGGCCTTTGCTGTAATATCAGTAAGCACTTACCAGAGATAAACAAAACACGCAAGGTTCACTACATGGCTACCAACGAAACAGAGATCAAACAAGGTCGCTACGCAGCTTACATTGACTCGTTAATCACAATCTCGCCTAAAAGTCAGGCTACCATTGCCAAAGAGGTTGGGTACAAGAACGCCAACAATCTCTCTCTCATCAAAAGCGGCAAAATCCCACTTCCAGTAGATAAGGTTCGAGCATTAGCCGAAGCGCTGGATGCAGATCCGGTTCGACTGATGCTGATGGTTCTGGAAGAACGTCATCCTGAGCTGCTTGAGTTTTTTCGCGAAGAGGGCACTGCACCTCTCTCCGCTGATGAAAAACTCGTTCTAGAAGCGTTCCGTAACCGTTTTGACGGTCAACAGGGTGCGTCAGAAAAGGTGGTAGAGGCCATCAAGTCACTGTGAGAAATTTACACGAATAAGCTCCGTGGCTAGACGATCTCCCTTGAATTTGTGGTCTATCTCGTCTAAGTCTGTTTGATTAACGATAGATGCGATGTACGTTGAGAAGTTATTCAAGGCGTCTCGCATCTCATCCATATAATCGTGGCGATCATAGACGCGATCTATCCCTTCAAGACTGTGGTTCATAATCTTACGGGCCACCTCCTGATTAATCCCCAGAGCAGGGAAATAACTACGCGCTGTACGTCTCAGATCGCGTGGGGTGAATGACTCAACCTCCATCAACTCAGGTCGTTCCAGTATCCTTCTCAGTGCCTGGGCAATGGCCACCTTAGACATTGGCGTATCCACGCCCTTCTTCTTATTCGAAGGAACGAGCCACTGGCTGTCTTTCCCGTACTCGAACAACTCTTCCACGCATTGACGCATCAATGGGCTTAACGGCAGCGCGTGCTGTCTGGCCGATTTGTTTCGCGTACCTTGATTCCATACATCACGTTGAAGGTTGAACTCATCCTTTCTGGCCCGGAGCACTTCATCGGGTCGTCTGGCAGCGACAAGACAGAGCCTGGCCGCCCACTTTGTGCCTTCGCACACATTGAAGTAATCCCAGACGTTCCAGAATACCCAGACCTCGGCGTCAGTCAGCTTACGTTCGCGCGGCACTGGCTTTGCGCCACCGGCAACTCTATTGAGCGACATATCATTCAACGGTGATGTATCAATCAGCCCCTGAAAGGCGCACCAGCTCAGGAACTGTTTCATCAGGGAGAACACGCGTCTGCCCTGGACGATCTTGCCTTCCAGTATCAGTGGGTTCACCAGCTGGTTGACCAAGACTCTACTTATATCACTTACCTTTACATCAGAGATATGCGGCATTACATGTATCAAAACACAATGAACGGCTATTTCAGGTCGACGCCTCGTTATCAGTAAAGATAAGCGAGTGAATAACATGAAGGCGGAAGAAAACGACATGTCTCCGTCGAATTTGGCGGTCGACACTGCCGACAAACCGGAAGCGCGTTCGAGGTACTCGATGGCTTCCCGAGAGGTGTTTTCTGCTGCGCGTGCTTTATCAAAGGTGTTTTTCATCGTCCACTCACTGAGTGAAGCCCTATTTACTGTATGTATAAACAGTATATTAGGCATAAGTTTTTGTATGATCAACCATAAAATAGCCTGTTTTGTACAATGATTCCATACTTAATAGGTATGGAATCATTTAAGGGCGGAAATTTAAATTCTGAGGTTTTATTAGCGTGATTGGTCACGGATTAGTGAGCGCTTGAAATGCAGCGGCGTATGCAGCGATATCGGCCATAATTTTTGGATCTTTCGCATACTGATGTGCGTTGTTAGGGAAGATTGCCAATAGGCTATACACATCTTGGAAATGAGCATGTTGACTGTAAACGAGTGCGCGGTCGCTTGTGCAATTGAATCTGTTGCGGCTGCTGGTTCGTTCTTGCTTCGTGAACAAGAGATGAACGTGATAAACGCGGGAGGACACGATAGCACCCGGAGCCGTATACGGGCCATCTTTGCCGAATACGGCTGGGTACATGCCTTGTTTAAGCGACGTGAAATCGTCGAGTAACGTGATCTTTAAGTCAGGCTTTATATCGAAGGTCGGCTGTAAAAATTGGGCGTAACTATCACTGTTCCATGTGACCTTCATCGTTCAACCTCAATGGAATGAGAAGTTGGCGAAGACGTCCTCATCAATGAGGCCAGTCTGCGATTCGATGACGTCTACGTCGTTAAAACACTGATTTAAAATCAATAGCAGATCAGAGATAGCCAAACGATACTCAGTTACAGAATCGCTCAGGCGCTTCAAGTATGGATGAGGTTGCTCAGAGTCACGAATCAACTTGTTAACGAATCCCTCCAAACCACGAATGGTCAGGTCAACGTTCTTCAGTTCTTCGTAACGGCTTTCACCGAAGCTGCTGCGAATCTTTTCCGCTTTCCATCCAGAGATGGCATTAGCCAGGCGAACGTGTTTCGCCGTCAATTCTGCGAGCTTGCTTTCGATCTCTGCCAGCTGTGCGGCATCGCTGTTCTCCTGAACAGGGATACCTGCGGTTCTCACATAGGTTTGTTCTTTGAATCCTGCGAATTTTGCAGAGTGCTTCACCGTGCCACGGAAGCGTCGATATCCAAGCGGCTCAATAAAGACACGCCCAGATTTAGCTTTAGGCTTTGCATTTGAAAAGCGCGAAGCGTTAGAGGTCACAGTAGCAAGGGCATTGCTAATGACACTCATATCTTCCAGGCAATTTTCTAAACGCATAAAACCTCTTAACTACTCAATGGCTCGTAACTAAGTGTACGCTGTGTTGATGAAAGCGACAAATAATAAACGGCCCCAAAAGGAGCCGTATTGTATTACAGAGTGCTCGCAAAAGCAGCAAATTCTGTATAGCCGCCGATAGGTTCACCATTTACGAACACCTGCGGTATGGTTTCCACCGGCTTGCCAACCAGGTCGCTTAACTTCTCTTTGTCGATCCCAGCAGACACAATATCGATGTATTCGTAATCACCAAAGCCGTGGCCGTGCAGCTGCTTCGCCAGCTCGACCGCACGTTTGCAGTATGAGCAATTATCCCGTCCGTAGATAACGACCTTCATCACTTCACCTCGTGCAGTTGCTGCTTGAGAAGATAACCTTCCAGAGGCCAGATTTTGGCAATCGCGTTGTGGCGTGCAATTTTACGCCCGATCTCCGGGTCAAAGTTCTCCGGGCTGGCGCACGCAGACTCGCCGGTTACGGTAAAGCCGTTCTCCAGCACAAGAACGCAGAATGTCAGCAGTTCGAGTGATTGCGGGGCCGGTTCAGGCTCTTCCTGCTTCAGCCACAACGGTGAGCTGCGATATCCGTCCGCGCCGGTAAAGTAAAACTCGCCTGAGATTACAGCTTCAATGCGTTCCGGGGTAACACGCGCGGCCGTTTTGCCTTTGGCCACAATCTCTTTTTCGATATCCATATCGGTCATTTTGGTTTCCTTACGTTAAAAACGAGCGATCCGAGCACGAAGAATCAGGTCATACGCCTTCATCGTGTCCAGTTGCTTAATTAGGATTATGCGGTCGACATACAGCAGGCGAGCAAACTCGTCGCCGCAATGTACGCCTCCAGTTCTTTGATGCGGCCACACAGTTCTTCGTGTTCATCCATGACACGTTTCTGGTGTGGCAGGTACTCTTTGGTCATTGGCTTTCCCTTACTGATAGGCTTCCAGTGCGACTTTGCATAGCTCAGAACGCACGCAGTCTTCGGTCGCAAACTCAATAAGGCCAACATGGGAGGAAGGTTTAAAACGCTCCAGTGCATCTTCCAGACCAGACTTAACATTGCCTGGCAGGTCGCATTGCGTCACATCTCCGTTCACAATGACGGTTACGTTCTCACCCATACGGGTCAGGAACATTTTCATTTGTGACGCTGTAACGTTTTGCGCCTCATCGAGAATGACTACAGCATTCTCGAACGTGCGCCCACGCATGTAAGCGAAGGGGGCAATCTCTACTTTGGCCACCTCTGGTTTTAAGCAATATTCAAGGAACGAGCCACCCAAACGCTTCTGTAGCACGTCATAGACGGGCCGGAAGAACGGAGCGAACTTCTCGCTCATGTCGCCCGGAAGGAAGCCCAGATCTTCTTCTGCTTGCAATACCGGACGCGTCACGATGATCTTCCCGACCTCCTTATCCAGCAGACGCTGCGCTGCGACGGCAGCAGCCAGGTAGGTCTTACCGCAACCGGCTTCACCAGCGGCGAACGTCAGAGGTTTGGTATCGAGGGAGATAAGATAGTGGGCCTGGGCCTCGTTACGCGCTTCGATGGGGGAGTTGTCGCGTTTAGGTTTTGGTGGCAGAGCAGGGGCGGCAGCCAGCTCGTCAACAATGATTGTGTCAATTTCGTAGCCGTGGATGCGTGGTTTTGACTTCAGAGCCTGACGAGCTGCGCGACGCGTCTGTTTACGTTTGTTTCCCATATTGAGTCCTTTCAAGTGAGTAACTGAAAGTACTATACATTAGAAACACAAAAAAGATAAGTGTGTACCTACCTATCAGAATGACTTCAACAAAGTTTTTTACGGTATTAAAGGGGGAAAATAAAGTTTTTTTAGTTATTATAGGATAGGCGCTTTGCTTCAATCATGACTACTATGAAGCGGTCATGTGATACAGTTTAAGCTTGCCAGTGCGTCTACTAAAGGAATACTGAAAATATTATGACGATACCAGCCAAAATAGATACCACTAATTTACTCACTATACTTGGAGTGATCGCTGCCGTATGGGCAATAATTACTCCTACCAGCAGACTGCGATTTCGTTTTTGTATGACTCGGTGGGACCTACTAATCATTGGGCTGATTTTTATACTAGCTAATTATTTGGTTTTTGCACCTGCATTAAGACAAGTTGGACTGTATTACAGTTTCGGACCGTGGATATGGGGATTGGATAGTTCGAGTGCAGTATATCTATTGTTTCTCTTGGCTGCCTCATATCTTTTCATTCGGCTAAAATCGCCAACATTAAATCGAGGTAAAATAACACTATTTCTTGAGCTAATTGAGAGTTTACATCTTACCAAAAAATATGATGAGTTAGTATTGTTAGTTGAGCCTCAGTTAGACGAAATAATATCCCTTGCTAATGGAAAACCGAACCTTATTGTTCAATGGATTGATAAGCTATATGGCGGCTCCGATCGAAATGCGTTATTGAATGGAGAAGAACCCAAAGAACGAAATGTCTTGGTGAAAGGTCTATATTCCCTACTAAGTCCTTTGCGTGAAAAGCTATCATCAAATTATGAAGCCAGTGATAAAGCCCGAGAGGTTTTGCTGAATATACTAACTTCTCCTGATCTTACAAGGCATCTTTCACTTGCATATCCTCATTTTTGTTTGAGGCTTATTGGTGCTGATGAGGTCGTTCGTTCTGATTTCATTGATAGATTTATTAATTCGCTGCTTGACTCACCTGGTAGTCGTCTTTATGTAGAACTTAAAAATAACCAAAATACATGTACTGGAGGACGTCTTGCGATACCTGAAACCAACCGCTTGCTTCACTTTTTCTTTGCCGACTCAGTGTATGCAAGTAAAAGTGGCATATATAGAGCTATAGGTGAATCTGTTTGCTGGCGTTTAGATGAAGACAGTAAGTTATCAGAAATACTAAACAAGCCCCTTGGCTCTTACCGTGAGCAAAGTAGATTTAGTTGTCCTATTAATTCTGGAATAACAATGTTCGAAATTATGGTGCATCAAGGTATTCATCAAAGATTGCAAGATCATCTTTGGCTGCATTATTTCAAACACTTTGCTGAAAAAATATTATATCAAATGAAAGTTCAGAGTATTGACTCGATCGCAGAACATCAAACACCATATCACTATCTTCTATGTCGCCTATTCGGTATTGCTATAGATTGGGCAGAACAAAGTTCATATATAAAAACAGTTAATAATTCTAAGGAGGATAGTAGGTATATCCCTAAGGAAGCGACGAAAGTATTAGGCTCTATGTTAGAGCATGTTATTCCTAGCCTGAAATTGAAGGGGTACTCAAAAGTATCCATATTACAGATGGTTGTCACCTGTTACACCAGGCTCGAAGAAAGGCAGATTAATGATATAGGTGAGGCATTATTGATACACACAACAACGGGGGAATTTAACTCTACAAGTTTAACATATCGTAGGAAGCTTCTATCGATATTCAAACGAATGGACCCTTACTTACAGGGAAATGCAAAAAAATTCAGAGAAAAGATAGAATTGGCAATTCAAATTAAACTTAACAGGTAATGGTTTAATTAAGCAGAGGAGCAAGGTCCTCGATTATGACATTGGTGTTATTAAATGAAATTGACTAACTTTGTCTTTTTTTTCAAGTAATATTGTTCTTTTTTGCTAATCTTACAAAAGGGGCCGAAGCCCCTTTAATTATTTGCGCTGAAAAAAGTGTTGCTACGATGCTAAGAGGCAATGGTTAAGAACGTCTGCCGTGTCTATCACAGCGCTGAACGGTCTGGCGACATTTGCGGAGTCTTTCCGTTCGGACGGTGGTGGCGAACTCCAAACCGTTCAGCGCTGTGTTGGCGATGGTGGGTGGATTCGAACCACCGACCAGTTGATTAACAGTCAACCGCTCTACCACTGAGCTACACCATCATTTTACGCGGCGGTACTGGCTTCAAAGATGAAGTTTTCCCGCAACTTGCACTTTACGTTAACGTTAGTGCCAGACGAGGCTTGCGGCTCGCTCAAATAGAGCGAAGATCTTAAAGACTGCTCGGTGCTTCAGAGAGCGCCGGGTAGTCAGACCTTATTGGATGTATGGAATCATCCGTGTTGTGGCAGCTACATGCTAAAACCAGAGGGTATTACTATTGCCACAACGTTGAGGCCACTGTTTCTTTCAATCATACAGATGAATCCACAGAGGCTGTAGCGACTGACAAAGATGTTGGGCAAACATTACTGGTTTAGTGGCCTCAACGTTGTGTGCTGGCTAACCAGGCCAGCCGGGTTACGTCGCCGATTTTCTTTAACCCAAGACAAAACGACATAAGTAATGGAAATGACGTAACAGGATGAACGGTCGATAACTGAAACCGGGATAGGTGAATGGAATGAGGAAACCAACCGCCCATCCTGTTACTTCATCGGAGAGGGCATGGGTGGTGCCGTATCATGCCCTCTCCTGCGTTCTGCAATCACACTCGCTCAGTGTGTCCCATTTCGGTGACGAGGCTGGAAACTGACCTCGCTGGTGTTTGGCTTATAAGGCTACTGCCAGATACTGATTTTCGTTTGCAGTTATTTTTAAACGTTCAAACAGTCGCGTACTAACGAAAATAAAGCAATCTTATACATACCACAAAAATAAGTAAACACTTATCTATCAACCATGCGTTCAGTTGATAACTTTTTGATCAGAGTCCCCTTCGAAGAGGGGGTTCGTGAGACAGTGGCGGTAAATCGTTTACCCTGGATAGTAATACTCTCGTGCTCCTTCAGTTCCCCATAGCGGATTTCCAATAGGGCGCCAAGACGCCATAGTCCATCATCGATACGCTTTTTACTGGCAAACTTTATCAGCAACCATTTCACAATAAATTGGCCTGTAGCGAATGCGCACGCAACGCCAGCCGCCGTAAAGTAGGCGACCAGCCACCAGTCGAGTGAGGTCAGTTCCGTCATTTTGGCGCCCCTGTTTCATGAACTACACGATATACACGCTTGCCTATGCGCATAGATTTTGTTTTAAGCTGCTGCTTAACCAGATGTCGATGTGCAATGAAGCCGAGGCTCGCGCCAACAATCAAAGCTAATGTGATGTATGGAATCATGAGTAAGCACCTGTATCCGTCAGTTGTTTCAGTAATTCTCGGCCTTTTTTGGTCAGCTGATAGTTCTCCGTTTTGCCCTCTGGCTCGACGTTGGCGACAAGGTTCATCCTCTCAAGTTTGGCACGCGTTTTCGGCTGCCAGTGTGCGTAGAAACACGACCATTTGCTGATTTCTCGAAGGGTGTCTCGTTCCCGCTTACTAAGCATGATCATCATTAACCTCCTGCAACTTATCAGTAATATCAATGATGCGATAAATGCGCCCTCTTCTCTGCATGATGCCCTCTTTCACGTAATCATTGAGACAACTACTCATCACCATGCTGCCGATAACAATACCCACCCCCAAAAAAGCAATCATCCAGCCAAGCATCATTCCTTGTCCCCTATGCGATCTTCCGTATCACGTAAGCAGCGCGGCCACTTTAATCGAGGGTGGCGCAAACTACCGTCTGGCGTTTTCTCGTGACAATGAACCTCTACAATGCGCCCGCGATACTTCTCCTGATTGTTCCAAATCTCATCCAGGTAACGGTGCTTTATGCCACTGGCTCGAACGACAACTCCATTCTCCAGCCGGATAACGATTTTCCCCAATGTATGCGCAAAACCAGAGTCCGGATCGCCTGGCTCGAAGTCGATAATTTCCCCGTCTTCAGAATCTTCGTCTTTTAGCTTCCACCAGCTGCGGGAGCGCTTAAACTCATAAACAGAATCCGGATCTTTGCCCATCTCCCCTTCTTCATTGTCATCGAGTCGTTTCATAAAGCGCTCAATGAAGTCTTCATGGCTATGGATTATGTAGAACGGGTGCAAATGGATGTCCGGTGCATAGTCTTCACTGCGGGTGTTTCTGAACCATGCCACCAGCGAGGACAGGCGTTCTTTCAGCTTCATGCCTGTCTTCGCATATTCTTTTGACTTAGCCAGAGAGAGCCATTCCGGCAAGAAGAAGTCAAAAATGTGATAGACCGCGCCGATCGCTTTTACGTTTTTCTTCCGCAGCGCGGAAACAGACTGATTGAACGAACCTGCAGTTCCCTCTCCATCAAAGAAAATGTGTTTGTGGCCAGTGAGTCTCCCCAGCTCTAACATGGCCGGCTTTAAGTGGTCGAGCGAAGTGATCGGGTTGCCTGTACGCGAAAGAAAACTAACCTCTTCCTCATCGACAATGACCTCACAAATGACGCGCAGCCCATCCAGTTTGAGACTGCCGATCATTGGCCATTTTGCCTTCGGATTTGGCTTGAACGGATATTTGTCGCCTTTCTCCTTATACGGAGACGCCAGCTGTACCTCAAACTTCGGAATTGGGTTTTCGAACACCTTGTTGCACAGACTGATACCGACGCCGGCTTTCGGATCTTTGAGCAGAAAGCGACGAAACACGTCCTGCCCGTCAGCGCACATTGAGGCAACAAGTGATTCGACAGCAGTAATGGCCGCGTTCCCGGTCAGTTCGCGCGCCGCCAGCTTCTCCAGCAGCTCGACTACCTTCTGGTCGCTGGGTACGGAAGTATCGAGTGGCTCGGCCACTTTGTACTTCTTCACACCGAATCGAATTAATGGGTTGAGCATTAGCGAAACCATGCTCTGCTCAAATTCATCAAGGTTGGCCAGCGCCTCTTTCTTGGCGTTGGTTCCCATCGTTTTTATGGCATCCAGCTTGTGCTTTAGGGCGATCAGTTTTTCCATTAGTGTTTAACCTCCATCGGTCGCTCGGGAGTTTTCATGTGTTTTCTTTGGTTGCTTCTTCAATGAGTGCCGCGTACACGTCAGTGACGGGCGCCAGTGAATCGGTGGACGTGGTTTCGGGTTTGGCTGGTTCTGTTTTCTTCGTGCGTTTAACCAGACTGTTAATCGTCATGGTGTTGCGCTTCCGGGTGAGCGTGCTGGCGTGGTCGTTTTGCTCTTCCACTTCTTTGATAAGCGCAGTCATATCGATGAAGTAGAGCTGTTCGCCTTTGCGGATCTCTTCGACCATCATCTTCAGCGCCTGGCATTTTCCAGCAGCAATGGCCGCAGCGCAGGACTGGAAAGATGTAGCCGGGAGACGCCTCTCTTTGTAGGCGAGGATGGTGTGCTGGCAGACTGTATAGCTGCAATGGGCCTCATGGCCGTTGATCTTCACTTCCGGGCAGCGCAGCGAATAACCGTTGTTTCCGGAGATAGACGGGATTTTCGACAAATCTGTTCTTGTGGACATGCTTCTAACCGTAGTCGTGTACTTACTTATTGAGCGCAGTTTAAAAAAGCCCCACCAGGGGGCTAAATGGTTTTTCGAGGCTTACCAGGTCGCCCAGCCAGTCATTTTGTCCTGAGCGGCTTCGAACCGGTATGGCTCCAGTAAATCGTTGGCATGGTGGACGGCGTAGGATTTTGCCTCCTGTTTAATCATCGGCAGCTCGTTGGCCAGGCGTGCCACCTGCCCTGCAAAACTGGCGAGCACACCATCACATGCCTGACCCGCATCGACAATGATGCGCACCAGGTCTAAGTCGCTGCGGCACATATCGCAGATGATGCCGTATTCCACCTCTCGAATGCGTTCAACGGCTTTTTTGGTATCGCCACTGATCACCAACTCCAGCAAACCAGGTGGGGTTGTCAGATCGGTAACGCGTTCAGTAACTTCAGGTAGTTCGACAATGCTCAGGAACGCCGCGATAGAAGGATCATCCTCTACACCATCCCTACCTTTGATCACGCGAAGAGTCGCGTCGACAATTTCCTCAAACCGTTCACCTTCATCGCACACCGCTTGATTGGTGTAGACAACGCGACCGTCGTACCATGCACCGGCGCATACTTCGACCGTTGCGTCCTTCATCTTGCGAGTGAACGCCACGAGTGCCGCGCGTTTCTGCTTAACACCAGGCAGCTCCGGGGACTCTCCAAAACGAACCCAGACCCGCATGTATTTCGAGCCTTCCCCAAGAGGTGCGGTGCTCACAGACGTGGCGATGTGTTCCAGCGCAGTTTGGATCGCCTCATCGATAATCTTCTGGCGCTCTTCTGTATCAATTTCTACGCCTGATTTGTCGATGATTTCGGTAACGGACTTCTGAATATCTGCTTTCATAAAGGTTCCTCAATTCCTTCGTTGCGCATATTCTTACAGAAAAATAAGTATGTATCTACTTATCAATATAGGCGTTTAGTTTCGCTTATAAAAGATGCTCTTAATCCTGTCCAGTTGTAGCTATCAGGTCACTTCTATATGATTTCACTTAACTAATACGTTAAACACACAAGGCTTAGGTCTATGACAACGTTGTCCAAAAACGTGATGCAACACAGGAAGGTATTGAAAGAAACTGGTTTGGCGTTTGCCAAATCTATACCGCTTGTTGGACCTCATATTGAGGCAGCGGAAAAAATGTTCACGTTGTTCTCAGAGATAAATGCGACGACTTGCCGTGATCGATTCAACCGTTACATTATGGGGATTGGTGAAATTTGCGACGATGAGGTCGATATCTCAAGAGAACACTTTTCGGCGTTAGTCAAAAAGCTCGTGCTTGATGATGAAGACAAGAAAACAGAATACTACATCCGCTTGACGGTAAGCCTAGCCCGCAGCAGCCTTAACGACGATGAAAAACTATTTTTTATACACATTCTGAGTGGGTTAACCTGCTTTGATATTGAATATGCACGCAAACTCTACATTACGACAAACTCGCCCATCAGAGGTTTTAAATCAGCGGCAACTGCACAAGTAGATCTTACCTCCCAAAAGAATGGACTATATCTACGCTCGCTCAATAAACTCATTTCTTCAGGTCTCATTTATGAGGCTATCAACACTCACCCAGAGCGGAATCGACTATTTCACTTTACTGAAGAGTTAGAGACTCTTTTAGGGTATCTCTTCAACAGAGATGATATGTTGCCAGCAAGTTTAGGCATGGAAACAAAAAAAAGCTATGACGTTGTTCTTATTGAAAAAGATGAACCTTTTGATGAATTTTGTCGTAAACGAATTTATTCTGAATTGGAGGCTAGCGGTTATTGTGTCCATATCGCGAAAAACGAAGATGCCATATCAGACATAATTGCAAGCTGCTACGTTTCAACCAGAACGGGAAATGGACTGGACGACACACCCTATGGAGTTATCGAGTTATTTGAGCATTCAAATGCAAGCAGTGACGGCTTTAAAGGCTATCGTCATTCTGAAACATTTGACCCAAATAACTTAAAAATTACCAGTGATGGTTCAATTGACTCAGAGGAACTTGCTACCGCTATCGATAGGATAGTCGCTTACGTCCGTCACCTACTACCGGTGTCGATTTAATCTACTTCATCGCCTTTATCCCCAGAACCTTGCTTTGTAGCTCCAACTGCCTGGAGTACGGCTTGGCGCGATAATAGGCTTTGAGGATCTGCTCAGGCGTCGCGTCGCCCGGGTCGAGACCTTCTTCGCCCAGACAGCCCACTTTGACATTGAGTCCGATGCTGGTGAGACGTTTGGCTGCCGACATGGTGTTGCGGATCGCTTGCTTTTCGCTGTCCCACATCATGATGACGTTGCGTAATCCACGAGCCTTGAGCGTCAGGAACGCGCCCAACTGATCTTCAGCATCCTCATTCATATTTCCGGATAAGTGCATCCCGAACGTGCCTATTGGTTCCACGTAATCCCGCAGCGTCTCTTCGTCGAAAATGGCACGCTTCACGCCCATTACGTCAAATGCCCCTTCACACACAATGACCGTCTGCTTTCCGACCGCGTTATGGCCGTTGTAGAGAAACTTACCTGACGCCGGCAACTGTATGGGGAAGAGATAACGGCGTTCTGCTGTGCCGGTGACATCACGCCCCTGGAATGTCTTCATGACACCATCCAGATCGTAAACCGGTATGAGAATGCGCATGTCAAACGCCTGCCCCTTCACCTGGTCGGTGTAGGGATCGACATACGCGTGCTTACCTTCCACGCAATAACGAAGGTCAAAGTATCTGGCCATTTCCGGCGTTATGAGACGCTTAACGAGATAATCAGGAAGTCGCCCATCGATAGGAAGTTCATAGTGGCGCGGAAGAGCAACTGGTCCCTCAAGCTCAACACCACTGGATAACACCACTTCTTCTTTCTTCGGCGCCCACCCCTGCGAGATTAAGGCATTCTGAACGTATGCCTCAAAATCCCGACGTGATTTGCCACTGTAGTGCTTGAGAAAAACCAGCTTGTTAAACTGAATCTCTTCGGGGTGATCACCCGCAAAACATTTACCTACGCCATGAGAGAGGTTGAAATACACTTTCCAGTTTGAGCTGCCGCATACCGGACACTCTTTGATGTTAATTTCTCGCCCGCGCGTACTCACTCCGCCGCGACGATAGATAATGCCTTCAGTATCGAGCCATTGTTCAAAATCCAGCTCGGTCAGTAACTCTTTCAGGTCGCTCACGTTTAAACCTACTTTTTTCAGGCAATATTTTGATTACTCTCGGTTTTTAGTTACCATAGAGGCTCATGTGTTTTTCTTTTGTGGTTTTGGCAAAAGAAAACTTAAATCTCTGATGGATTAAGGCGTGGAGAGACTTTCCACGCCTGTTTTTTATAAAACATCCATGATTCTTTCGATAAACCGCATTTGTTCCAGGTTCTGTTTGACACGGATGCTCACCCCGCCCTTCTGGTTACGTGAACCAGCAAAGTAGAGTCTTGCCTCGCCTTTTGCTTCTTCCTCTTCTGTTTTGTTGATAGTGATAACGAGGTCGGCGATACGCACCTTCTCGATGTTGTCCGCTGCGTGCATCATTGTGGCCACCTCAGAAGCGCCACCTTCCCTGTTGGTCTGCGATGCAGTGATACCGGCAACGTTGTGTTTGTCGTACAGCGCACGCAGGTCAGTGTAGATGCTACGAATGTTGGCGCGGTCGTCGCGGAGGTCGTAGCTGGCACACATCAGGTCGGCGTAGTCGACCACGACCATGTCGGGGATCATGCCATTGGCTTTCATACTGCCCAACATACGATCCAGATCTGCAGGCGACATGCTTCCGGACGGTCGCTCTACAATCCACAAACTCCCCACGCCTTTCGTCGCGCCCAGCTCTGCAAGTTTGCGATGGACATCGTCGCGGCGTTCCACCAGCTTGGACATTTCGGTCTCAGACAGACGGGCGTCAAAACGGTCTGACAGAATAGAGGTGTGTACTTCCAGCGACAGATACAGGACGTTGTAACCGGCAAGCGTAGCGTTGATCGAGAACTCCCCCATCGCCGTCGATTTACCAGACTTCGCGAATCCCATGAACAGCACCATTTCACGCTTGGCCCAGCCTTTCTGGTAAAGCAGTTTATCGAGCAGGGGAAGACCCGTAGTGATGCTGTTTGGCACGTAATCATCGGATGCCTCGTACTCACGCGACTTGTAACGCTCTGCTGACTCAGAGAAGTAATCGTAGATGCCGGTCGCTTCGTTAGAGCCGATTTGCTGGACTTTGGCCATGATTGCCATCGCGCCCTGGAAATCGCCCTTCTCCTTCATCTCAGCCGCTTTGATTAGCGCATCGTCGAACGCCACGCTTTTGGCGAACGTCGCGACTTGGTCGACCATGTACACCGTGTCTGACAGCTTCTCAGCGAGAATCCGCTTAAACGCCTCAACGACGTCGGGGAATAGCTCTTCGCGGATAGTCTTATCGCGTTTGGCGCGTTTGAGCATGTCGAGGATGGCCGACGATGATGGTGCACTCTTATACATTCTGTAGTAGCCCGACACCATGTTCACCAGAATGGCGTTAGCCGCATTGGAGAACTGGTTTGGCGCAACCAGATCACCGGCGCGAGTCAGAAATTCATGGTCGCGACAGAAGTAGGCTGCGAGTCGATTCTGGAAATCGTCGTCGAACTCTTCAGACAACCCTCGTCCTGTGTGGCAAAGTTCGGTCATGTACTTTCCTTTGGTTCTTAAACAAATTGTTTTCTAATACTAAAAAAGCCAAATCGGGGATCAACAGAATCGCCGTGCTGCTTCCAGCTCTTCCGGGAAGTGGGCGAAAATTACGCGCTCAGGGACGATTTCCATGAGCCAGACAGCGGAGAAGATGATGCGGATACGTTTATCTCGGGTGATGCCATGCAGACGCTCCAGAACCCACTCAAAATATCGTTCCTGAATGGGGTCATGCTGCATGTCTCCCATATGCTTAAAACTCACCATAGAGTCGTCCAGACGGGTTTGCGAACGCTTGGCCAACTTCTCTTCAAAAATCTCGATCAGCTCCGGCTGCCACAGGTGCTGTGGGCGTGGCAACTTGTTCCACAGGCGGCGCGCAGCTGCGGAAAGAACCGTAGAGATGAAGTAGTCGTATGAGCAGCAATACTGGTCAGCAAACTGCCGGGCTTTCCAGAGCGACGTTTTGTTGGCCACCGACAGCTCCTGATACGGCACACGTTTCAGTCCAGTGGTAAACGGCGCGGTCTCAAAGTGCTCACGGCCATGTGAAAGCATGATGTAGGAGTACTGGCGCTTGTATACCTCAGTGAAGAGGCATGTGGCCATGAGTGGGTGCATGTCCCGGTAATCGAACCACTTAGTTTCGAACAGCTCTGCCTCGTTCTGGCAGCGTGACAGACCGATGTTCTCGGCAACCCACTTGTCCATGACTGCGGTATCCCACTCAGTCATGAAGTCGTACTGCTCATTGTTGATGGTGTTAAAGAATATCTGACTCATGTGCTTGGCTTGGGTAGGTATATACTTACTTATCAAAGTGAGCGAATCATAGCGACTGGAGACAGTTTTTGGAAGTGGAAACAGAAGGGTAAGTCAGGGAAGTCGTGATCGTAAAAGACCTGCTTCCGTATATTTTAAATAAGTACTTTATTATTTATATATACAGAAACAGGTCTTTTGTAAGGAGTTGCTGCCAGCCCGCCCAGACCTTACCATATCTTCATAATCAGCTTTCAACATCGTAGGTAATGTCGCCATGCACATCAGTCGCCTCCCTGGATATGGACTTCCTGAACTGGCTTTCTGGCCTCAGCCCAACTATGACAACAACAAATGGTGGATGCACTGCCTCAGACTTCGCGAAGATGGCAAGCTACATTGGTTTCGTCGATATGTAGAACGGGGACAGCCGGGGCTCGCCTATGTTGATAATTATGACGATTACCCTTCAGCCAAAGCGGCGGCGATAGAACTGAACCAAAACGTAACTTTCGATGTTGATTCTCTCAATATCCCTGACTCCCACAAAGAGTCATTACGCTTAAAGATCGAGAAAGCGCTAACCGCAAAATCCCGGCTAATGGATGAAGAGTATCTGATGTATCAGGTTGCGATTCAGAAACACGCCAACTCACCGCGCCTAACTTTAGAAGAGCTGGTGCTCGATGATCACTTCGATTCAGTGGCCCAAGAGTTGCTTGCAGTGTTGAACGAAATGCCGTACCTGCAATACGTGAACATTCCAACTTACGGCATGATCTTGCTGCGCGACAGTAACAACGTCTGGAAAAGAACACACCGAACTTCAAAGGGTGCAAAAATCTGTTACCAGGAACGCATTGCTCGCGCATTTGGGTTGTCTGGCGCAGATCATTGGGGCAAAACCAAGTCTGCCATTCGCTCAATGCTTCTCCCGCGTGCAAACGAGTTGTTGCAACTGGCCAGTGTCAAACGGATGCTCGATGACGCCAGAGGCAAAGGCCAGAAGGTGCTGATCGTTGGGAGCTACGTGTTCTGGTATGAAGAGAAAAACCAAGTTGGATGGTGCGTAAAAGAAGCTAACGACACTGAAATCACGTCGCGAGGCAATGCACTCTGGAAAGAAGGTACGATAATCTCCAAAAACCACGGTCGAATTGTGGTGCTGCCTTACATCAAGGAAAACGGCGAAAAGGTAAAGGGCTATACCAAGAATGCGCCGAATGATGGAAAGGCGCTTCCCAGACACAAGGATGAGTATGTCGAACTCCCCTTCGAGGTTCTGGAGGGGGATTTGATGGTTGGGCTATTTGGCGAGCTTCACTACGAGTAAGCCTCCGTCTGTTTAAACATCTAAGGTAGATGTAGCCAGCTCTACCTTAGAAGTGAAATACCAAATCAAATCAGCGATTCCCGAATCAGTCGGTAATCATCATCATCCGTTCTCATTTTATAAAATTTTATGTCTGGATAGTTTTTGGCGGCTTCCTTCACATAAGCTTCAACTAATGGGTCTGCGTTATGTCCCAGACAAACCTCACGGATGTATTTTTTATCGAAGGTTTTAATACCATTTCTGCTTGTGATAACTCTTCTTTCGTTTTCGTAAAACCAGCAGCTGTCTTTATAAAAGAATAACTTTTGCGCCAGACCTTGGATTCCCTCGACACTCATGTTGCACACAGGAACACAACTCATATACCGCACAGCATCAAACAAAAAATAATCGTCAATACTCTTCACAAACGCATCTTCAAAACCTATACAAAAGCCTTTATGTGATGCCGAGTAGTGTGACCACATCAGGATGCTATCAACAACAGGCGTTAGGCAGACAACCCCGAACATGTTCATTACTTCATTACGTACAACTACCGTAGTGTTTTTTACAACTTGAGGCGACGCATTTTCCCACTCATCTTTCGTTAAGCTTGTTATTTCAAAACTCTCGTAGAATTTTTCCCTCTCTTCTGGAGTCTCTCCCGCAATAATTGAAACCTTACACTCGGACGGGTCATTAAATTTTGTAGGTGCGCTGGCTGAAATAGTTCCTTCCTCAATAAATCTCTTGAGGTTCTTTATGACATCATTTGGATCATTGCTTCCAATAAATTTGTAGAGCATTCTATAATCCCTCAAAAAATAAAGAGTGCGCCTTAACGCACTCTAACTATTTTCAACCTTTTTTCATCAGCTCGCGCTTGATCTCATCGGTGCGCATTGTTACATCAGCTGCGGTGATCGCCTCGTTCAGCTTCACGATTTCTTCGATTTCCTGCGGCGACTTTTCTGCCAGATGGAAGATGGCAGCGCGGATCACATCAGAACGAGTGAACTTCTCGAAGCGAGGGATGAACTTCATCATCTCAAGCAGTTCGAAATATTCATCTTCCAGCGACATGGTGCGGCTCTTGATCTTTTCTTTCCCACGAGTCGGGCGGCCCTGTGGTCTGACTGGCTGGCGCAACGGGGTGCTGCTTTTGGCCGTGGCTTCCGGCTCTTTGCGCTTTGCAAGGTCTCCCATTTTCATGGACATTATTCTTCCTCCAGGCTCAGGATGTAATCTACGAACTCTTCGAACTCGGCTTCTGCCTTCTTATCGCGTTCGGCACCAGTCATTTCAAAGATAGAACGACCTGCCTCTTCCGCGTCGTCATAAACGTTACGGTTGTACAAGTTAACCGGCGCAGCCTCGATGCCGAATGTCTCGACAATTTCTTTCGCCGCCAGAATACGTGACGCCTGGGAAGGCAGTGACGGACACTGGTTCACTACCGCGCGGATCTTCACAGTCTCGTTCACGTTGCGAATGTTGTCGATAATCGGGTCGATATCACGCAGGGATTTCAAATCACGACGCTTAGGGCGAAGCGGGATAATGATGAAGTCTGCCAGCAGCATCGCTTGTCGCTGAATTTCGGAGTCAAAACCACCCGCATCAATGACGACGTAATCGTAGCGTCCCTTCAGCGATTTGATGTGTTTGACGATGTCGTCCTGAACGTATGCGAACGGGATTAGCTCAAGATCTTCGTTCTGGCGACGGTCTTCGCACCAGCTCGTTGTGGTGCGCTGAATATCAATGTCGGTGACGTGAGTCTTCTTTTTCTTTTTAACTTTGAGGCATACCGCAATTTGCTGGGCAACGGTAGATTTGCCTGGGCCGCCTTTTGTGCCGCCAACCACAATGATCCTGGTCATTGGTGAGTTCCCTTTGCGTGAATTATTGTCGTATGAAACAACTTGTTTTCTTATATGCGATATAGCCTAAATGCCTACGGCTACGGTGTAAAGGTGAAATGATAGGCAGTACGGGTGTTGGCTCACAGGACAAACAATCAGTTGAAAGTTTATTCGATTGGCTTTATAGTTCTTGTACGGAAAGATGCCGTACAAAGAGTGACATAATCCGTCTACAAAACTAAATGCGAAAAACTGAAAATCGAAAACTGAAAATCGAAAACTGAAAACTGAAAACTGAAAACTGAAAACTGAAAACTGAAAAATCGACTATAGAAATGCCTCGCGAGTCAAGGCGTGGGGCTAGGAGTACAAGCATGTCCGCACTGAAAAAACAGCGCATCGATCTCAGATTAACCGACGACGACAAGAGCATGATCGAAGAAGCTGCGGCAATGACCAACCAGACAATTACTCAGTTTATGGTTGCCAGTGCCTCTGAACGTGCTGCGGAAGTGATAGAGCAACATCGCCGCTTGATTCTCAGTGAAGAGTCCTGGAATCTGGTAATGGATGCAATCAGTAACCCGCCTGCACCGAACGATAGGCTGAAACGAGCTGCCAAGCGTCTACAAAGCATGGAGTAAGACGTGGCCAACCTGACCATTGAGATGTTTTCAGAAGAGGCTGTATATGATTTCTCATGCTTCGACTGCGGAGAAACGTCTCTCAATGATTTTCTTAACAATCGCCTCGCCCAGCAACACAGCGGGCGTATATTACGCGGATATCTGCTTCTGACGAGAGATCCGATACCGAAAGTGATGGGGTTTTACACGTTGTCCGGGAGCTGCTTTGCAAGAAACACGCTTCCTTCCAACACTCAACAGCGTAAAGTCCCCTATTCCGACGCCCCAAGCGTTACGCTCGGTCGTCTGGCAATAGACAAAAGTATCCAGCGACAAGGGTATGGGGAAACGCTGGTGGCACATGCGATGAAAGTGGTATACCGGGCTTCCCTGGCCGTTGGGATCTACGCTTTGTTTGTTGACGCCAAAAATGAGAATGCGATGCGGTTTTATAAGCAGTTAGGCTTTACCCCTCTTACGGGTGATAACGCCAATTCGCTGTTCTATCCCACAAAAGGCATTGAGAAGTTGTTTGGTGGAAAATAAAGAAGCCCCTCGATTGAGGGGCTTTTTCTAACTCGCTGCTTGTCCGGGCTGCCAGTTGCATAACCGCTCTCCCATCGTGTTGTGGAAGAGGATCTCGCGTTCGGTCTCTTCGGTCATGAAATCATCATTACTGACGTAAATTGGATTAGCACCGTCGCAAAACAACACGCCTGGTGTCTGGGTTTTAATCACGCAGCCACTTATCATGCAGCTCGCGATGAACAGCAGAAGCATCTTT